CGAATTATCAAATCAATATCACTACAATTCACAATCCGGAGTAATAACTTGGAATAATAAAAGCGAAATTCTTTTAAAGGATTTATTTTTGTATCCGGCCGATCCAAACTTTGACAGCTTAGGTTCGTTGGAGATAACCGGAGCTTTTGTTGATGAGTGTAATCAAATAAGCCACAAGGCTTGGCAAATTCTAAAATCTCGTATTAGATACAAGTTAAATGAGTACAATTTAATCCCTAAGTTATTAGGAACGTGCAACCCGTCAAAGAATTGGGTTTATAATCAATTCTACATAAAACAAAAGAACGGAACGATTGAAATAGATAAAAAGTTTATTCAGGCTTTACCTCAGGATAATCCACATTTACCAGAATCTTATTTAGAGTCTCTTTTATCACTTGACGAGAATAGTAAACAACGTTTATATTACGGAAACTGGGAATACGATAACGATCCGTCAAAACTTATTGATTTTGACAAAATACAAAACGTTTTTACAAACGAATTTATTGAGGGTGGGCAAATGTATATCAGTGCGGATATAGCTCGTTTTGGATCGGATAAAATGGTTATTTGCGTTTGGTCAGGTTTTAGAGTTGTCGATATAGTTTCGTTAAACAAATCCTCAATTGTAGAAATTGCTCAGCTTATAAGAGAGTTGGCAAACAAATACAAAGTAACGATGTCAAACGTAATAATTGACGAAGACGGAGTTGGAGGAGGAGTTGTTGATATGCTGAAAGGTTGCAAAGGATTTATAAACAATTCAAAGCCTTTATTAGTAGAAAATCAAATTGTACAATACCAAAATTTAAAAACTCAATGTTACTTTAAATTAGCGGAATTAATACAAAGCGATCAAATTTATATTAAGTGCCAGGAACAAACAATAATTGACGACATAACAAAGGAGCTCGAAATGGTCAAAAGAGATAAGATTGACAGTGATGGAAAGCTCCGAATAATATCAAAAGAAATGGTAAAACAATCGATCGGAAGGTCACCTGATTACAGTGACGCATTAATGATGAGAATGTATTTTTGTTTTGAACAAACATTTTTTACGTTTTAATATTTTTTTTTTTAATATCTTTGACGTATGAAAGAGACAATCAACAATATACTCCAAAATTTAACAGGCAAGTTAATGGGAAAAAATGTTTATAACGAAGCATTTTTTAGCTATTTAGGAGCAGGTTATACATCTTATGATGTAGACAATAAAACTTATATCAATAAAGGATACAATACAAACCCAGACGTTTTCGCTTGTATTACTCAAATGGCAACTAAAACAGTTTCGGTTCCTTACGAGGTTAAAATTGTAAATGATAAAGAAAGCTACAAAAAATTAAAGAATTTCCAACGGGCAACTGCTGGAAATTTTGACTTTATACAGCAAATCAAAAAAGCAAACCTACAAAAGAAATCTTACGATGAGGTTGATTTGGCTTTCCCATTGGAGCAACCGAATACAACTCAGACGTGGAGCGATGTTTGGGCTTTGTATAAAACTTATATGAAACTAACAGGAAACTGTTATTTTTATTTGTTAAGTCCGGAAGATGGAGCAAACGCAGGAGTGCCAGTTCAATTATATGTTTTGCCAGCTCACTTAATGCAAATTGTATTAAAACCTAAGGCTAATATGTTAAGCACTGAAAGTCCTATTGATCACTATGTTTTGATTGAGGGCAACACAATGATTAAATTCATGGCTAAGGATATAATTCATATTAAATATTCAAATCCAAACTTTGACCTTTCAGGATCACACTTATACGGTATGTCGCCATTAAGAGCCGCTTTAAGAAACATAAATAGTTCTAATAGTGGAATTGACCTAAATGTAAAAACTTTGCAAAATGGAGGAGCTTTTGGTTTTATTCATGGTAAAGGAACTCCTTTGTCAGTTGATCAGGCTAACAGTTTAAAAGAGCGTTGAAATGGATGCAAGTCCGGAGAGATTAAGCCGAATTGCTGGAGCAAGTGGGGAATTAGCATTTACAAGAATATCTTTGACAACAGACGAATTAAAACCGTTTGATTATTTAAAGTTTGACCAAAAAGCAATTTGCAACGTTTTAAACTGGCCGGATGAGTTATTGAATAATGACGGGAAATCTAAATTAGGTAGCACCGACACAAACCAAGCTCGTAAACAAGCCATTACGGATAATATTTTACCGGATCTTACTTTATTACAAGACTCTTTAAATAAAAACTTTATTAAAAAGTTCAAAGGATACGAGAACGCTGTAATTGAGTGGGATGTTGACGACTTACCAGAAATGCAAGAGGATATGTCTAAAAAAATGGAATGGTTAAGTAAAGCACCATTAACTCCAAACGAAGTTCGTCACGCTCTTAAATATGATATGATTATTGAGGACGGAATGGATACTGTTTGGGTTGATAGCAATAAGCAAAGAATTACAGACGTTTCAATGACGGCTTTTGATGCTGCAAATACTATTTAATGATAAACTGGGAGCGATTGCAATATATGTACGAACGGAAAGCGTACAGAGTTGTGCAAAAGCACATCAAAAAGATTTTAGGGGAAATTCCTTTAAATAATATATCTTTATCAAATTATCAAATATTAGTTTACTCTAATATTACAGAGGATAAGATTAAAGAGATGTTCGTTGACATTTACACGACAGTAGGATACGACTACAACAAAAGAATAAAAAAGGAAATAGAACGCACAACAAAGAACGTTTTGTTTTCAGATTCTTTTTTACAAGATATTTTAGTATTTTTGTCCGGAGAGGGAGGAGCTAAAATAGTAAGCGTAAGAGGAACGTTAATTGAGGACATAATAAAAGCGATTGAGGATAAATTAAAGAATGACACGTCTTTAATAAATTTACAAAACGCAATTTATGAAATAGTGCAAAGGTCACAACAGTTTTATAAATGGCAAGCGTTGAGAATAGCGAGAACGGAAACAACTTTCGCTTCAGCTTACGCAGCAATGCGAGCAGCATCACAATCTAACTTTGAAATGACAAAGGAATGGATTGCAGCAAAAGACGACAGGACCAGAAAGGACCACAGATTAGAAAACGGACAAATTGTTGATTTTAACGATCCGTTTATAATGAATGACGGAAGCCAATTGCAATACCCAGGCGATCCAAAAGGAACAGCCGCTCAGGTTATAAATTGCAGATGTACGATAGCCTTTAAGGCAAAAAAAGACAAAGACGGGAATATTATATTTAAAAAATAAAAAGATTGATTGGAATATATAAAATAACAAGTCCAAGTAATCGTATTTATATAGGTCAAAGTGTAGATATACAATATAGATGGATAAAACATAAGCGGTCTAAATTAAAAACAAAATTATGTAATTCATTTACTAAATATGGATTTGAAAATCATATTTTTGAAATATTAGAAGAATGCGATATAAAATTATTAAATGAACGTGAAAGATATTGGCAAGATTTTTATAATGTATTAGGTAAAAATGGTTTAAATTTAAAACTAACAAATACAAAAGATAAAAGTGGCAATTTACATGAGCAAACAAAATTTAAAATTTCTAATAGAAAAAGAACTTTTGAAGAAATTGAAAAGTCAAGAATTTCAAGAATAGGTTTAAAAAGAAATTTTGAACAAAAAGAAAATATTAAAAATGGTAGGGTTTATGGTAAAATGAGCCAAGAACAAAAGAATAAAATTTCTTTTAGTAACAAAGGTAAAAAACCATCTATTGAGTCAAGAATCAAAATGTCAATAGCAAAAACCAAAAGAAGTATAAAAATAATTTTAGATCAAAGTACAGGCATATTTTATTTTGGGTGTAAAGAAGCCTCTATATCAATTGGATATTCTGAGGCACACATAAATAAAATGTTAAGAGGAGAAAGATCTAATAAAACAAATTTAATTTACGTATAAAATGGAAAATTTTAAATTTAAACAATTGTCTTATGATTTGAAAGACTTGGACGAGAATAAAGGGATTGTAGTTGCTTATGCAAACGCTTATAACTTTAAAGACTCAGACGGAGACATTTCGGCTCCAGGTTCTTTCAATAAGACAGTAACAGAGAATTTCAAAAGAATTAGAGTTTTAAAGGATCACAATCCAACGATGATGATTGGAGTACCTTTGGAAATAAACGCAAATGATCCTTACGGATTATTAACTACGTCTCAATTCAACATGAACAAGCCATTAGGTAAAGACATGTTCACAGACGTAAAATTGATGCACGAGAGCGGTTTAAATGCTGAATTGAGTATTGGTTACCAAGTTTTACAAAGAGACGCTAAAAACAAGGCGGTAATTAACGAGTACAAGTTAATGGAGTATTCTTTTTTGTCAAGCTGGGGAGCAAACGAATTAAGCACCGTACAAGGTTTAAAAAGCATCAAAAGCCATTACGGTATTATGGAATTAATCGAGAAAGCGTATAACTTAGATTATAGCGACCAAAGATTGAGAAATATCGAACAACTATTGAAATCACTTTCAGATGAGCCGGCAGAAGTTGCCACTTTGAACGAGGAGCCGATTATATTAAACACATTGAAAAATTTTACACTTTAAAAAAACAAACAAAATGGAAGCATTAGAAATCAAAGCTGCTTTGGAAGGAATCAAAGCACAAGTTGAAACAAAAACTGCTGAGCAATCAGTAGAAGTTAAGTCTTTAATCGAAGCATTAGAGGCTAAAATGGAATCAAAAAACAACGAAACAATCGAGGCATTGAAAGCTGACTTAAAAGCTATTCAAGACCACGCAGATTTGTTAGACGTTAAATTACAAGAAAAAACTGCTGAAACAAAATCAGTTGGTTATTTTGACGTAATGGAGAAAGCGTTAAACGAAAACTTTAACGAAATCAAAGAAGTAAGATCAGGAAAATCAGTACAAGTGAAAGCTGTTGGAGATATGACTTTGGCTAACCTTACAGGTGCTCAACCAAAAGATTACAACTTCAATACTGTAATGATCCCAGGTCAATTAGTAAACGTTGCTGACTTAGTTGGTTCTGTTAACATTTCTGGAGGTACTTATACTTTCCCACGTGAGGGAGCTGGAGAAGGTTCAATCGCTACTCAAACAGAAGGTTCTTCAAAATCTCAAAGAGATTACGATTTTACAATGGTAGATGTAAACACAGACTTTATTGCTGGTTTCACTCGTTACAGCAAGAAAATGGCTAACAACTTGCCTTTCTTGACTTCATTCATTCCAAACGCTTTACGTCGTGATTATTTCATCGCTGAAAACTCAGTTTTCAACACTGTATTGGCTGGAGCTGCAACTGCATCTTCTCAAGTTATCACTGACAAAAACAAAATTGAAATGTTGATCAATGAGATCGCTACATTAGAAAACTCAAACTTTGCTGCAAACGGAGTTGTTGTTCGTCCTTCTGATTTCTACGACATCATGAAAACTCAAAAATCTACTGGATCTGGATACGGACTTCCTGGAATCGTTACTTACGAAGGTGGTGTATTGAGAATCAACGGAATTGCTGTTTACAAAGCTACATGGTTAGCTGCTAACAAATATTTCGTAGGAGATTGGTCAAGAGTAAACAAAGTAGTAACTCAAGGTTTATCTTTAGAGTTCTCTGAGCAAGAAGGTACTAACTTCGTGAAAAACAACATTACAGCTCGTATTGAGTCTCAAACTGCTTTGGCTGTTGAGCAACCAGCTGCAATCATTTACGGAGACTTTACTGCTGCATAAGTTGTAACTCTTTAAAAATTAAAAGCCTATGCAATTTGTATAGGCTTTTTTTATAAATTTGTATAAATTAAAATATTAAAGAAATGGAAAACTATATTGTAATAAAATCATTTTTCAAAGCGGACGAGAAAAAAGATTATAACGTTGGAGATTTTGTTGAATTGTCAAAAGACGATGCTGAAAGATTTTTGCGTAATGAATTAGTTGAAAAACAAAAAACACCTAAAGCAAAAAAATAAATGAGTTATTTAGATGTATTGCCTTTGGCGAGAGTATTAAACTATTTGAGAGTTGATCCTGATTTAGAGGATGACGACAACGAAATAATTTCTATGATTAACGGAGCTTGTCGTTTTGTTGAGAAAAGAACAAATCATTTGTTTTATCCGAGAGATGTTATTTATACAAATCAACTGAGCTTAAAAGTTTACGATTATCCAATTAATGACATTGTATCTCCAACAGATCCGATTGTAATTCATTTTTCGACTTACGATGTATTTCCAAACGAGACAACTGTAACTTTAAACGTTGGGTATGAGGACCCGACAGACGTTCCTGACGAGCTTTTACAGGCATGTTTACAAATGATTAAAGTTTGGTATTACGAAAGCGAAAAACAAGTCAATACAACGCTTATTCCGGAGGCAGTAATGCAAGCTATTGACGTTAACAGACGATTTTTATGATAGCGAGAGAATTATCCAGAAAAGTTGAAATATATAAAACTGAAAACGTTGAGGACGGTTTTGGCGGTTATACTATTGATGACGTTTTAATTGGGAGTTTTTGGGCAAACGTAAAACAAGCCAGTTCATTTAGAGACAACGCAAACGGAGGTTCTTATATTAAAGATAATTATTCTTTTAAAATTAGAAACAACTCAACCATTGACATGGATAGGGATAATCTAAGTATTGTTTACAGAGGCAATAAATACGTTGTTAATAATCTTGAATATGATGACGAGTTATTCAGATTCATAAATATAACTGCAAATGGCAAAGGGATTGATTAAAGGGATTGACCAAGTTGTAAAAGAGCTTCGAGCAATAAGCAAAGACGTTGAAAAGGAAATTGATGCGGTAACTTACGACATTGCTTTACAAATTGAAGGAGATGCAAAAAGAATTGCTCCAGTTAATTTTGGTAAATTAAGACAAAGCATTTATACAACTAAAATAAAAGATAGTAATTATAAGATTACAGCCAACGAAAGTTATGCTCCTTATGTTGAGTTTGGTACCGGAGGATTAGTGAATGTGCCAGCAGGTTGGGAGGCTTTAGCTTCACAATTTATTGGTAAAGGAATAAAACAAATCAACATTCACGCTCAACCTTATATGTATCCAGCTTTTACAAAAGGCAAAAAAGACTACTTAGATAACTTAAAAAAATTATTATCAAAATATAATAAAAAAATTTAGTAATTTTGACGTATGATAACAACGAATCCAGATAAATACATTAGAAAGGCAATTTTTGACCTATTGAATGATATTGTTGTATCGGGCAAAACTATTAAATGCTTTGATAGTAGGATAGCAGGAAACGCAAAAGTTGCAAACTACATCTTACTTACTAATCAAACAAAAAGTATTGAGAAAGCAAATAAATGCGAGTACCGTTGGAACTCTTCTGTTTTAATAGAAATATTTACCAAGACAAGCTCTCAGGGGAATGCTGGAAGTAGGCTATTATTAAACGATATTGAACAAGCGGTTAACGATTTATTATTGCCTCAAATTTCAGTTGACAATTTTGATGTTGTTACTCAGGATTTGAGTTACAATACACAATTAGAATCAGTTACAGACACAGAAAACATTTACCGAAGTTTTTTAACTTTGGAATTAACATTAAATTAAAAAAAAATTATGGCAACACCAATCAAAGGAGAAGTAGGAATTCTTTATGTAGCAGACGGAGCATCTTATAAGCCAGTAGCTTGTTTGACTTCAAACAGTTTATCAACAGCCGTTTCGGTTATTGAATCAAATACAAAATGTAACCCAGGAGTTACAAAAATTCAAGGAGGTATCTACTCTTACACTTTAGACGCTGAAGGAGAGTACATTGACACAACTTCAGTAGGAGGAGACGATACAAAAGTATCTCACGACTTTTTAGTTGATTTACAACTTGAAAAAGCGTTAGTAACTTGGAAATTAGTAACTGGAGTTACTGGAGCAACTTACTACGGTAGTGCTTTAATCTCTGACTTATCTTTGGATATGGGATCAGGCGATGACTTGGCAACTTTCTCTCTTACATTAAACGGAGACGGAGAAATTTCAACAGTTGATCCATTAGACTAAGACATATTTTAACCAAACAATCAAATCATGAATAAAGTAGTATTATTAGACAAAGAGTTCCATTTTGGAATAGGGTTTTTAAATGAATTATTAGACGGAACAGGTTTAAGACTTGACGAATTAGGCACACAAGCCGATGCGGTTTTAATTCCTAAAATGATGTATTATTCATTATTATACTCTTACAAAAGAAAGGCTCAGGAGGTTGATTTTACTATGTATGATGTTCATGATTGGATTGATGAAAATGGAGGCGTAGGAGGCGAGTTTTGGAACAATTTTCAAAAGGCTTTTAACGACTCGATGAATAAAGACGTCCCAGTTGACAATAGCAAAAAAAAAGTGAATCCAGAGAAATAGATTTTAAAGCGGATGTTATCGCTTTTGCTTGTGGCGAACTTGGAATTTTGCGTTTAAGTGATGTTTATGATATGACTTTCGCAGAGTTCCAAATTCGCCTTTTTGCGTATAAAAGAATGGAGTTAAGAGAATGGGAAAAGGTTAGACAAATAGCTTGGAGTGCATTTATAGCTCCACACCAAGATCCTAAAAAGTTACCTAAGTCAATAGACAAATTTATGAAGTTGGGGGGTAACGAAACAAAACGAGGAGTTAGCGATGAGCAAAAAGAAAACTTCTTAAAAGCATACAAAGAATATTTAAACCAGAAAAAAAATGGCTAAATTAGAAATAGGAATTGGAGCAGACAGTTCCGGTTTTGATAAAGAGATTTTAAAAGTTGAGAAACAACTTGAAAAACTCAAAAGTCAACAAGCTGCAAACATAAAGCTCGGTATTGATACAAGTTCAATTGATAAACAAATATCGGATACAAGTTCAAAATTAAACGGACTTAAAAATTCTTTAAATAGTTCCACAACCGCATTTGCAAATAACACAAAGGCAACTGCAAACGGGGCAAGTACATTAACTCAATTCTCTCGTATTGCTCAGGACGCTCCTTTTGGTATAATGGGTATTGGGAATAACTTAACTGCAACAGCTGAAAGTTTTACATATTTGGCAAAAAGTTCTGGAGGAGCCGGAAATGCTTTAAAGGCTGTTGGAGCATCTTTATTAGGTCCTGGTGGAGTTTTATTAGCTATTTCATTAGTTACTACTGGATTGACTGTAATGGCTCAAAAAGGAATTACAATTAGTGATGTATTTAATAAACTTGCCGGAAATTTTGACGAATCTGCAAGCGAAATAAAAAAGGCTTACGAAACATCAACAAAATCGGCACTTGGCGAAGTTGCATCAATTAAAGCTGTTATTAAAGTTGCTCAAGACGAAAACGTTTCAAGACGTGAAAGATTAGCGGCAGTAAATGAATTGCAAAGTAAATATCCAGCTTATTTTGGTAATTTATCAAAAGAGCAAATATTATACGGAGATTTAAGTAAAGAAATAAAAGACGTTGCAAAAGCATTAATTGACAAGGCAGCTGCTGAAAAAATATCTGAAAAGGCTGGAGACGCAGTTTATAAGGAATTGCAATTAAATGCCAAATTAATCAAAGCCAAACAAAATTTAGCAATTGCTGAAAGAGACTTTTTAGAAGCAGCAAAAGATCCTGGAAGAGCTGCAAGTGTTGAAAGTTTATCTTTAGCAGTTGACAAAGCAAAACAAAGTTTATTAAATGTAAGAAAAGAAATTGAAAAAAATAATGGTCAACTTGATCAATATGAAAAGATTTTAAATAAAATTACAAAAACTGAGATTGGAGGCAAGGCAAATGAAGAGGATGCAAAAGCGGCAGCAGAGGCTGAGAAGCAAAGATTAGCAGAAATAAAAAGAGCAAATGAAGAGAGACGAAAAGAAAATTTAAGAGCTCAAAAACAAGAATTAAAGGACAATAAAGAATTTTACGAAGAGAAGCTAAAATTTGAAAGTGACTTTTTTGCAATTAGATTTGAAGGAGCTAAAAAGGCAGCTGCAAAACAATTACAACAAGACCAAATTGCAAACCTACCAACTGACTTTGCAAACTTACCAGAGCCAGCACCATTGCCAGACTTAGCTTATGAGGATGCACTTTTAAAATTAAAGAAATTCAACAGCGACGCAAATGAAATTATAAACGGAAGCGTTAAAGATACTTTTGCACAATTAGGATATAATATTGGATCAGCACTTGCCACATTTCCTCCAGTGGCAAGTGC